AGTGTATTTCGATCTGGAATGGGTTCCCTGACCCCGCTTGCGGCGATAATATCCACAATGGCCAGTATTTCATCGAGCACGACAACCTGACCGAGAAGCAGGTCCGCGATCTGACGACAGCCCCGGGCTATATCCCGTCGGCGATCGAAACGGTTCTCGAACAGGGACCCCAGGAGAACGCCATCACCGCTTTGGTCAAGGCGCCCCACGAATCCAGTGACAAGGTGGCCAGGAACTACCATATCTGGTACTACCATGGGTTCCTGTCGGTCGAGGATGTGGTCGCCATGGGGTGCGCTTGCGGCGAGGTGGAGGGTGGTGTGGCCGCGGTCATCACCATCATCAACGACACCCCTGTCAAGGCGCACCTGGCCCCGTTGAGTGCCGGGAAATTCCCCTACGACTTCATGTGCTGGCAGCGCACCGCGGGAAGCCCGTGGGGTATCGGTATCGCCCGCCAGATTCGTGCTTGTCAGTCCATCCTGAACGCCACGGTGCGGTCGATGATGGAGAACGCCGGCCTGTCCAGCGGCCCGCAGATCATCCTTGGTCGCGGCTCGATCATCCCGGCGGATGGAAGCTGGGTCATCACCCCGCGGAAGGTGTGGCTGCTCAAGCCGGATGCCGACATCCCGGACGTGACCAAGGCGTTCAACGCCGTCCAGATTCCCAGCATCCAGCAAGAACTGCTCGAAACCGTCAATTTCGTGCTGAAGATGGCCGAAAACGTCACCGGCTTGCCAATCCTGCTGCAAGGGCAGCAGGGACCCACGGGCGTGCCGGAAACCGTCGGCGGGATGCAGATTCTCGTGGCAAATGCCTCGGGCCTGCTGCGCCGCATGGCCCGTATCTTCGACGATTCGATCACCAAGCCGCACGTCACTGCTTACTACGAGTGGATGATGGAGTTCGGGGAAGATGCTTCAATCAAGGGTGACTTCCAAGTCATCCCGCGCGGGTCCAGCGCCTTGGTGATCAAGGATATGCGCGCCACCTTCCTGATCCAGGTGGTCCCACAACTTATCGCGAACCCGAATTTCGGCATCGATCCGTCCCGCTACTTCAAGGAAGTGGCGAAGCTCAATGGTCTCGAACCTTCCGACGTGCAATTCACCGAGGCTGAACTGCAAGCACTTATGCAGCAAGAAGCACCGCCCGATCCGCGTGTGCAGGTTGCCCAGATCAGGACCGAAGGCGACCTCAAGAAGACCGAGATGGTGGTTGCCACAGACCAGGCTCGCATCGCCCGCGATATCGACCGCGATCGCGCTTATGTGGAAGCCGAGAACGAGCGCACCAAGACGACGGGCATTGTCAAGATGGCTGAACTCGAACTGCGCCGTGAGCTTTTGATCATGGAGTTGGCTCAACGTGACAAACTCAGCATTGAAACCATCAAAGCACAACTCGCGATGAAGGGTGCTGATCTTGATCTGAATCGTGAGTTGGCACAGTTTGGCCACCTTAGCGCCCAGGAAGCTCGGGTGACCGATGGGGAATTGGCAAAACAACAAGCTCTGGTTGAAAGCGCTGTGGAAAAGATCGAGCCTCCCGGGCGGGCTCCTGCCGGATATGGTGACTCGCTGTGATCCCGATCCCCGACGACTTCGAACTTCAACCGGCTGAATCTGTTCCGATCAAGAAGCCGGAGGCGCGTGAGCAGGCTCGCTTGGTCGCCGCCCTGCGGCGCAAATGGGCACCGCTTTCTGATGATTTGCGGCCGATCGTGGCACACATCCCCAACGGAGGTGGGCGCGACGCTCGGGAAGCGGCGAACCTGAAAACTCAGGGTGTGCTGCCAGGAATTCCCGACCTGATCATCCTTGCTCCGGGACCTACCACCGTGTTCGTCGAGATGAAGGCCCCGGACGGTCGGGTTTCGTTGAGTCAAGTGGCTGTCCATCGGAGCCTTGCTGGGTTTGGGCACCCTATCATCGTGGCTTTTAGCGCCGAAGAGGCGCTGGCTAAACTGAGGAAACTGTAATGCAAGATGTGAATACTGTCGTCGATCTGGTGTTTGCCGACGCCGACGCCGCCCACCGGCAACACCTGGCGACCGAATCTTTCGCTGAACACATGGCGCTCGCCTCCTTCTATGAGGATGTTCGCGATGCAATGGACTCCTTGGCTGAAGCGCTGGTTGGCATGGGGCAACGCCCGCAACCAGCACCCAAGAAAATGCTCGACCAGTTGCGTGACAGCTTTGTTCAGTTGCAGGATTTGCGTTCGATCTGCGACGGAGTGCCGGGGGCCGAGAACCTGTTCGACAACATCACCTCGACCTATCTGACGGCCATCTACAAGCTCGAAAGGTTTTCGAATCCATGAGAATTGATGCCAACAGCGCCACATGGCTGGTGATCGAAGCCTATGTCGAGCAGCGCCTGGCCGAACATCGCAAGCGTTTGGAATCCAACATCACTTGGGACGAGACCCAGGCGACACGCGCCCAGATGCGCGAACTGCGGCTTTTGCTTGCAGAGGCTCAACCGGCTGATGCACAATACGTAGCACTTGACATTCAACAGGAGATTCAACAATGAGCACCGAACCCACCCAAGAACAACTCGACGCCGCGATGGATGCGGAGTTCGAAAAAGGTTTCAACGCTGAACGCGGAGAAGCGGTAGAACCCGCCCCGGAACCGACACCGGAACCGGAACCCACCCCCGAACCGACACCCGAGCCTGAAGCCAAGGTCGAGCCGACGCCGGCCACAGGTCCGGCACTTGCCGGCCTCACCGAAGAGCAGATCACCAACGCCTTGGCTCGTGTGTCGCAGCAGCAGGCTACCATCGACAAGTTGGGTGGGCGCATTGGTCATCTGCTCCAACAGGTCGAGCAGTTGAAGGCGGTGCCGCGGACGGCATCGGAGCAGCGCTCCTTCGATCTCAAGCTGACCAGGTTGGGTGAAGCCTTCCCGGAACTGGCCGAACTTCTACGTGAAGACCTCAAGGGGATTGGTGACACCCCTGCCGCGGCACCGGCGCCGGCTGACAAAACCACCTTCACTGCTGAAGATGTGGATCGCATCGTCACCGAGAAGCTGACCAGCTTCCAGCGCCAGCAGGAACGGGCTATGGAAGTCAAGGTGCTGGGTTCTGCCCATCCTGATTGGGAACAGGTGATCAAGACCCCGCAGTTCGCCATCTGGCGCGACAACGTGATCAAGGATGGGAAGGAACTGATGGAGTCGGAAGACGCCTCGTTCATTTCCAGGAAGCTGACCGAATTCAAGGACTGGTCCAAAGCGACCGTTGTTACTGCACCGGCCCCGGTCGCCGCTACCCCGGCACAATCCAGCCGCCAACGTCTCGCCAACGCCGTGCTTCCTCGCACTTCGGCGGCGCAGCCGGCATCCGGCCCGGCCACGGAAGAGGATGCCTTCATGGCTGCCTTCAAGGCCGAGCGTGCAAAATCCGGATATTGACAGGAAACCGTGAAAAATATCACGGTCGGGGTCATAAACCCCGACCGTGATATTGACACCACTGTCACCGCTTGATATTCTGTTTTCTCCGTAGCAAACCTAACTTAACAGGAGAAACCGCAATGAAAATCTTTATCGCTTTGGTGTTTGCCGCTTTAACCAGTTTCGCTTTCGCCAGTCCTGGCAACGACGGTTGTGTCGGAAACTGCGGAACTAACGGTGGTGGCAGTGGTGACATCAAGAACACCAACAACATCGGCGTGTCCAACCGCATCAGCAACGATGTGCGCAACAACGCCAACGCCTTTGCCGCTGCCCAGGCTGGTGCCAAGTCGAATGCACAGAACCTGACCACTACCGACGTGCATAACACCAACGGTGGCAACACGTTGAGCGTCACGACACCGGCCAATACGAGCGTTCGCTACTCCGGCACAACAACTCTCCGCACGACACCCCAGGTGTATGGGCCGGCGATGGGTGTCACCGCACCGTGTCGTATCGCCCTGTCCGCAGGTGTCAGTGTGGTGGCTGTTGGGGTTGCTGGTGGCGGCTCGATCGAAGACCTGAAGTGCAACTGGCGCGAGAATGCCAGGATTGCCTATGGTATCGGTGACCTGCCGACGGCGAAATATTGGGAGGTTGCAATCGCCCGTCTGGAGTGCATTGACGCCGACGATAAGACCCGCCGCGCCCTTGGTGATATGTGCAACGCTGTTGGTATTCCCGACCCGAACGCACCAACCGTTCAGTCGTTACCTGCCCCCGCACCGATAGTTCCTGCTGTCGCCCCGGCACTCTACTAATTGCAGCACTCGCCGATAGGCAGCCCCGGCCACAAGCCGGGGTATTTTTTTGCCCACCCTATTGACAAAAGCTATCAACATTGGCAGAGTACCCACATGGCGCCTATCAGACGCCCGCAAAACATTCGACCTTGATGGCCGTGTGACAAACCAAACCTCAAACCATCAAGGAGCAATACGCCATGTCCGGCCAACTTTACGCTACCCAGACCCCTCGAATTGGCAAAACAAAGGGCGAAATCCTCGCCCGTGCCATTCCCTGCGAAGTGCTGGGTCTTGCGGCTTCCAACAAGGAACTGCCGCGCAATAGTTCGACCACCATCATCTTCCGTCGCTGGGTTCCCTACGACGCGACGACCGCCAATCCGAACATCCTCATCGGTGATGTTTCTCCGGCCAGCACCGTCGAAACCGAAGCCTCGAACCGTGTCAGCACCAAGCTGACCGCCAACCTGGCTGCCGAAGGTACGACCCCGACGCCGGATACCATCGTCGCCCAAGACATCACCGCGGTCATGGTCCAGTACGCCTGCCTCTACTCCTTCACGGATGTGGTCGCCGACATGTACGAAGACGACATCGAGGATGCTCTGAAGACCCAAGTCGCCGAGCGCATGATGCTCATCCGGGAACTCGAACTCTACTCGAAGGTCCGTGCTGGCACCAACCGCTTCTTCGGCGGCGCCGGCACCACGATCGCCACTGTCGATGGTAAGCTGACCGCCAAGATGCTGCGCAAGATCGCAAGGTCCCTGGCACGCAACTATGCGCGCAAGCCGACCAGTGTGCTGGCTCCGACGCCGAACATCGGCACGAAGCCGATCGAAGCCGCCTACCTGGTTTTCGGTTCGAGCGACATGGAAGCCGACCTGCGTGACACCACCGCCTTCCCGAGCTACACTCCGGTCGCGGCCTACGGTTCCCGCAAGCCGATCCACGAGAACGAAATTGGCTCTTTCGAGCAGTTCCGCTTCATCGTTTCGCCCGAACTGGTTCCGTTCCAGAACGGCGGCGCCGCTGTCGGCACGACCGGCTGTGTATCCACCGGTGGTACGGCGATCGACGTGTATCCGCTGATCGTCACTGGCCAGGAAGCCTACGGCACCGTTGCCCTGCGTGGCGCCAAGTCGTTCGATCTGGGCATCATCCCGGTCGGCAACCGCGACAGTGCGGATCCGTTGGCGCAAAGAGGTTATGTGGGTTCGAAATGGTACGGTGTGTCGGTGCTGCTGAATCAGCAGTGGATGGCTGTTGCCTTCGTCGGTGTTGGCAACCTCACCTAAGCCTTACGGCGCATGGTACGATAAGGGGGTGGGTCGAAAGCTCACCCCCTTTTTTCTTAGGAGCAAGGTAATGCAATCTCCCGGTGAAATCTTCGACGCCCTCGCCTGTCACACCTATATCGGTCAAGGAAGTGCTCTGATGCGTACCAAAAACCTGATACACTTCGCGCAAGACTAGACAAGGAGCAAGACCGTGGCAAAACTCTACATTTCGGAATTCAGAAAGGTTGGTGGTGATGCGGGGTCTCTTGTCCCCGTTGCAGCGCTTCCCTCAATGGCCAATCAAGTGGTTGCTATCGGTGGTGCATCTGTTCAATCCGCTGCACTGCGCGCGGACACAGAATATGTGCGCGTGATTGCCGATGTTCCAGCTTCCATTCTAATTGGTGCCAACCCGACGGCAACCGTCAATTCCCCCCTCATCGGCGCCTACGCGGCTGAATACTTCGCCGTCACGGGTGGTCAGAAAATCGCTGTAATTGCGGCTGGGTAATCCATGTTCGGTCTGCGTGTTGGTAAGCTAGGTGGAATTGCACTGACTGGCGCGATGCCTGCAGTGTTCTCTCCCGCCTCCCTGTTCGCCAACGGAGAGCAGGGGGCGTGGTATGACCCGAGTGACTTCTCGACGATGTTCCAGGACAGTGCAGGGACCACGCCGGTCACCGCAGTTGGTCAGCCTGTTGGACTGATCCTGGACAAGTCAGGAAATGACACCAACGCTTTTCAGGCCACCGCCGCAGCCCGTCCATTACTTCAGCAAGACGGCAATGGGAAGTATTACCTCGACTTCGGCGGGGTGGATGATGCGCTGGCGACGGCTGTATTTAGCCTAACTTCAGTGCAAACAGTGTCTATTTGGTTCGGAAGTTATATCTCTAATAGCTCACCGGGATTTGTGTACGAGTTTAGTCCGAACGGGAATACCAATGTTGGCTCGTTTAATGCGTATTACAACGAGGTAGGTGATGGGGGACTGACAGGGCGCACTAACGTTGGAACC